GAGTTCGGTAAGGCCAACCCCGCAGTCAAGAACGCACTACTGCGTCTGATCCTCGAACGCAAGATCGGTAGCTACACGCTGCACCCCGACTCTATCGTGTTCGCTACAACCAACCTCGGCAGTGAGGGTGTGGGTGACTTGTTACCTGCACATGCTCGTAATCGCATCACCGTCGTCGAGACCAAGAAGCCCGACGCTATGGAGTGGGTCGAGTGGGGCATCAGCAACGGTGTCGATCACACAATACTGGGCTGGGTCAAAGACAACCCACAGGTCATGCAGGACTTCCGCGATGTGCCGAATCCAGATGACAACCAGTACATCTTCCACCCCAGAGCAGCAGATCGGGCTGCGTTCTGTACCCCACGTTCACTGCACGCGGCGAGCGATATTTTGCAGAACCGTGAGGGGTTAGATGATGACACGTTAACAGCAGCACTCATCGGCACCATCGGTGCTCGTGCGGCTATGGACTTCATGGCATTCCTCAAGCTGGCTGACCAGCTACCGTCATTGGAGTCTATCAAGTCTGATCCTGCCAACGCCAAGGTGCCGACATCTGCATCGGCTACCTGCATGGTGGTGTTCCGTTCACTGTCCACGATTGACCGTGACTGGATGGATGCGTGGATGACTTACATGCTGCGTCTCGACAAGGACGCGCAAGGTCTGTTCGCCAATGGTGTTCGGGCCAGCAAGTACAACAAGACCAAGCAATCTATGGTCATGCAGAACAAACAGTTCACTCAGTGGGCTATCGACAACAACTATATGTTCGCAGCGGACAAGGTATAAGGAGACCTAACGTGTTAGCACTAAACCAACAACTGACCGCCGAGCAGCGGCTCACCAAAGCAGTCGTGGACATCACGGCACATGACCGATACATCGCACTGGCTGGTGTGTTGGCTATCGGCAAGAAGACAGTCAGCGATGACGTACCCACGGCCTGCACCAACGGACGTGACGAGACATACGGACGTGCATTCGTTGACTCTTTGACTGACGCGCAGCTACGGTTTCTGGTACTGCACGAGTGTTACCACAAGATGTTTCGGCATCTGATAACGTGGAAGCAATTGCACGACAAAGACCACGAGTTAGCCAACGCATCATGTGACTTCAACATCAACGGTAGGCTAGTCGATGAGAACAAAGACGACGGGTTCGCTACGATGCCATGCGATGCTGACGGTAATACGTTAGGTCTGTTCGATGAGAAGTACCGCGATGGCGATGGCTGGTTAGATCCTGCTGCTATCTTCAATATGCTGTATCAGCCTACTGGCGGTGGCGGCGGTGGCGGTGGTGGTTGGCCCCCACCCAACGGACGTAAGAGAATGGGTGACCCAGATGATTCACAGGACGGTAATCCAGTAGGTAACAAGTCAGGTCGTGGTAAGCCACGAGGTACGTCTCCCGCCCAACCCAAAGGTTTCGATGAACACGATTGGAAGGGTGCCCAAGCTCTGTCCGATGATGAGGTCAAAGAGCTTGAGAAAGAAGTCAACATAGCGATCCGTCAGGGCAGCATGGTAGCTGGCAAGATGGGTGTAAATGGCAACCGTAATCTAGATGAGCTTATGCAGGCGCAGGTCGATTGGCGTGAGGCACTGCGCGAGTTCATCCAGACTACGTGCAACGGCAATGACTACTCGACATGGAAGCGGCCCAACCGCAGATACATCGGTGCTGGTGTTTACTTACCCAGCGGCATCAGCGAGAAAGTCGATGAGCTTGTGCTTGCTATTGATACATCACATTCAATCAGCGATCACGCTGTCGCTATGTTCTTATCCGAGGTGAAGTCTATCTGCGATGTGGTCAAGCCCGACAAGGTACGGATTCTGTACTGGGGTCATCGCGTTGTGGGTGACGAGTCGTACGAGGCGCACGAGCTAGATACGTTGGTCTCGTCTACCAAGGTCAAAGGTGGTGGCGGCACCGATGTCGAGTGTGTTGTCAGATACATGGACGAGCATCAGATCAAGCCACAAGCAACGATCATCTTCACCGATGGTTACCTGTTCGGTGACTGGGGTACATGGGACTGCCCGACTTTGTGGTGTGTTCTGGACAACGACAGTGCGACTCCCGATACGGGCAAGGTCGTACACATCAAAACAAGTGATATGTAAGGAGAAAGCAATGGTTATAAAAGTAAATGGGCATCAGTTTCCATACCTTCTACCAGATGGTGCACCCGCGAGAGTTGACTATTTCAACATAGAATCCACTGACCGCGAAATTCAGGGGTTTTTGGAGGCAAATCCCGATGTCAATGAAGCGATTGACAATATGTTGCACAACGCCCTAGCCGCGAAGGGGTATGACCCTGATTGGATTACTTGGAGAGCAAGTTTTCTTTTAGCTTTTCAAGAAAATAAATAATACGTAAGGAGAAAGTGTTATGTGGGCTAACAAACCAAAAGCAGAGTTTGTACATCGAACCAAGGATGTCATCGCAAGACAGCCTTCCGATGTTCAACCAACCAAAGATTTGACGCAGTTTCAAAATGCGCTGCGTAAGAAAATGCACGGTGTGCAGTTTGCCTTTAACGAATTGGACGGTCAGCATAGATGTTGGGTGTACTACCCGCACGAGACATTTGTTCGGGGTGAGCTTTATGACTACGAATCTGAGGGTGCTTATGCGGTGGTCAGCCGCACCATTGATAACGGCAGATACGCTAACTATAGCGCAGAACACTACATGCAATGGAGCGGTAAGCTGGCTACTGCGGTTAAGAAAGCTGCGGCGGCACTGACACCGTGGTCAGTATATGAGATGGCTGCGGTGCACTGCCGTGACTATGAAGCATCACGCAACGAACAGGTGAGCGAGTCAGACGGTAAATTGAAACAGTTGTTTCGAGAGTTAGGTGCAGGTCGAGAAACTATGGCATGGCGTGCCTTGCAAAGTATGACGGACTTGATACCGGACTTGGATGTCCGTTCTAAGATACAGGACATAACACGTCAGAAAGAAGAGCTGGAGAGCCTCACGTCTGTTGGTCGTACCCCGACGTTCGTACATATCTGTCAGGATCACCGTGGCAATCAACGTCTGGCTACACTAAAACACGAGACACGCTACAGCGCCATTCAAACAGATGAACAGCCTCAGTATCTCAATGAGTTGAGTGACGGCTACTCTGATTTGGTTGGCAAGATTAGTGTACTCAACATGGCTACAGTCGGTGAGTATGTGTCTGGCGTTGGCATGAAAGCCGCCGAGGATATGTTTTATGTCTGCTAAACATTTCGATACGCTACGCATGATCGAGGACATAGCCACCACGCTGGGCAATCAAAACAAGTTAACACATAAGGGAGCTATCTACCATGCGAAGGTAGAACCCGACAAAGATATATGGCAGTTAACATGTTTAGGCACTGAGTGTATTGACTTGCCGCATGGTGGCATCTATCGTGGCGCAGAGACTTTACCTACCGAGTTGCAGAAGAAACTTGCGGTTCTTCGTATGTTGGAACCGCAACAATCCGAAGTGGTGGGAGTGGGTTTACGTTCTGGCAAGGATAGTTTCTGGATCTACATGTAGTGAGACCAGCACCCACGGAGACAGTTATGGCGGCAACACCGGAAACAAAAGTAAAAAGAAAGGTAGCGGATGCACTAAAGCAGTTAGGTGTTTACTACTTTTACCCTGTCACGGGGGGCTACGGTAAGAGCGGTGTGCCTGACATTGTTGGGTGTTATGAAGGTAGGTTCTTTGGCATTGAATGCAAAGCTGGCAAAGGGAAAGTGACAGCGTTGCAAGCTAGGAACTTAGAAGAGATTGCGGCGGCGGGTGGAATCGCTGCTGTAATAAATGAGGATAGCGTGCACAAGGTCACGGATATTCTCAACGAGAGAGAAACCGATGAACGTCAGATGACGTTTGATTTTTTAGGAGGCCAAAATGGCGGATGGGACTAAAGCGGCAAAGCTGCGTAAGTATTTTAAGAGAAACCCCGAAGCGACAGCAAGAGAGGCTGCGGAGTGGGTGAAGTGTAGCTACGGAAGTGCTTGGACGATTAAAAAAGAGTTCTGTAAAACAACTCCTGTGGTTAGATCCAAAGACTATATTCCAAAACCACAGGTACATAAAACACAGCTATCGGACAACGCAATCGAATACGTTGATGGTAGGCCCACTATGAAACTTAAGTTAAAAGAAGAGGTGTTAGCGGAACAGAAAAGGTCATCGTTGGATACAAAGCTGGCGGACAATGCACAACAGGAATCAATAATGCAGACATTGGCAGGCCGGAGTGACGGTAGCACTGCATCCTATTACGAGTTACCTGCTGGAGCGCAAGAGCTACAGGATCTTATCTCATATAAGAACATGAATGCTCAGATCGGGGAGATATTTCGAGCGGCATATCGCTACGGGCAATCTTCACATAGTGACCAGTTACGCGATGCTAAGAAGATCAAGTTCTATATCGACGCTGAGATTAAACGGCTGGAGAGCTGATATGGATGAGGGTGCAGATCTAAAAGTGTTTTACGTGACAGTTGAAGAAACAGTGTCAAGACAGGTGGTGGTCGAAGCAAAGAACGAAGAAGAAGCACGATACCAAGCTATAGATGACTGCGGTACGACTGTTCGCGTTCCTATTACCACAGGTAAAACCGTTACAGCTATATCGGAAAGGGAGCGAGTGTAGTGGACTTAATTACACTCGACTTCGAGACGTATTACGACAAAGACTTCTCATTAACTAAATTAACTACAGAAGAGTACATCCGCGATCCTCGTTTTGAGATCGTGGGTGTGGGGGTGAAAGTAAATAATGGTGCTACGGAGTGGGCGTCTGGCACGCATAAAGAACTCAAGGGATACTTCGACGAGTTTGACTGGGCTGGCAGCATGGTGCTGGCTCACAACACTATGTTCGATGGTGCTATATTATCTTGGTTATTTGATATTCGCCCTCGCGTTTGGGCTGATACTTTGTGCATCGCCCGTGCTATTCATGGGGTGGAAGCTGCTGGAAGCCTCAAAGCACTTGCGGAGAGATACGGTATAGGTGTCAAAGGCACTGAAATACTGAATGCTCTGGGCAAGCACCGAGAAGAGTTTACTGATGACGAGTTAGATCGTTACGGTGACTACTGCGTCAACGACGTTGAACTTACTTACAGACTGTTTAATAAGTTTCTGAAGCAAGGGTTCCCAAAGAAAGAACTCAGGATCATTGACTGCACGCTACGTATGTTCATACATCCGCTGTTAGTTCTAGATTCGTGTTTACTGGAGGAGCACTTAGACCAGATCAAAGAGCGCAAGTATAAGCTGTTATGTGATGCTGGCGTGGCTGATAAGAAAGAGCTGATGAGTAACGACAAGTTCGCAGAGTTGTTACGTTCAAGAGGTGTTGAACCACCAACCAAGACTAGCCCGACTACAGGCAAAGATACCTACGCCTTCGCAAAGACAGATGACGGATTTAAGAGCCTTGTAACGCACGCCAATCCAGAAGTGCAGGCACTGGCGGCTGCTAGATTGGGCAACAAAAGCACGCTAGAAGAAACACGTACGCAGCGGTTTCTCGACATCGCGGAGCGTGGAACTCTGCCGGTTCCTGTTCGGTACTATGCGGCACACACTGGCAGGTGGGGTGGGGATGACAAGATAAACCTACAGAACCTACCCAGTCGTGGGCCTGACGGTAAGACGTTAAAGAGAAGTATCGTCGCGCCTGACGGATACATACTCATAGATTGCGACTCGTCGCAGATCGAAGCACGAGTGCTGGCGTGGTTCGCAGGGCAGACTGACCTGACTGACGCATTTCGTAAAAAAGAAGATGTGTATATCAAGATGGCGGCACGCATATACGACGTAGAAGAGTCGGAAGTGACAAAGAGACAACGGTTCGTTGGCAAGACCACGATCCTCGGTGCTGGTTACGGTATGGGCGCAGTAAAGTTTCAAGCGCAGTTGAAGTCGTTTGGCACGGACATAGAGTTGAACGAAGCAAGGCGCATCATCGACATCTACCGTAACGCGAACTGGAAGATAAGCCATGTGTGGCGAGAGGCGCAGAACATGGTTAGTCACATGGCGCAGGGTGACTCCTACCAGTTTGGTAGGAAAGGTGTGGTCGAAGTCATGGGAAACCGGGAAGCCATCCGTCTACCATCTAAACTCTTAATGCGTTATGAGGATCTCAAGGGAGAGCAAAACTCGAAAGGGATTGAGTACACATACAAGACACGTAACGGTAGAACGCGGATTTACGGTGGGAAAGTGATAGAGAATATCTGCCAAGCGTTAGCGCGTTGTGTGATAGGCGATCAGATGCTGTTGATAAATAACAGATACCGAGCAGTGCTGACAGTGCATGATTCAGTTATTGCCTGCGTGCCTGAGTCCGAGGCAGAGGAAGCTCAACAATACGTCGAACGGTGCATGAGATATGTGCCAAGATGGGCGAAGGGACTGCCGTTAGAATGTGAGAGTGGTATGGCATACGCATACGGGGATTGTGAGTGAATGTAGCGCCGTGGTCGTTCAGCAAGATCAAGGCGTTTCAACAATGCCCTAAACAGTTCTATCACGAGAAAGTGCTGAATCAGTACCCGTTTAAGGAGACTGAGGCGACGTTGTATGGAACAGCTTTTCACGAGGCTGCGGAGACATACATCCGCGACGGGGGCGAACTTGACCCTAGATTTAGTTACGCAAAGGGCGCACTTGATGCACTGAACGCCAAAGAAGGCGACAAGTTATGTGAAATAAAGATGGGACTAACAGAGGATCTAGAAGCGTGTAGTTTCTGGAGTCGTAATGTTTGGTTTCGTGGTATTGCAGACTTACTGATATTAAATAATGATAAAAAGTTAGCTTGGGTTATTGACTACAAGACAGGTAAGTCGGCAAAATACGCAGATAAAGGGCAGCTAGAACTCATGGCTCTGGCTACTTTTAAGCACTACCCCGAAGTGGAGACCGTTCGGGCTGGGCTGTTGTTCGTAGTTAGCAATGACTTGATAAAAGATAATTACACTATAGAGCAAGAAGAAACGATGTGGACAAAGTGGCTGAGTAAATACAGCGACATGGAAACAGCTTTTGAGAATGACACATGGAACCCCAACCCCAGCGGGTTGTGTAAAGCATGGTGCCCAGTGTTGGAATGTCCACACAACGGGAGAAACTAATGCCTTATAAAAATCCAAAAGACCGCAAGAAACAAAAGAACCCGCGTGTTGGCACCAAGGCACACGAGGCACGTATGGAGAGACAACGTGCTAGACGTGCTATGGATAGGACGGGACGCGATGCCAACAAAAACGGCAAAGCAGATAAGCGTGAGGGTAAAGACGTTAGCCACAAGAAGATGTTAAGTCGTGGCGGTAGCAACAAGGATGGCGTGCGTGTGGAGAGCAGAAGCGCCAATCGTAGTCGTAATGGCAAAAGCCCGAGACGTAGATGAGAGAAGAGCTTAAAGGGTTATTGCTAGGATTTAGCATTACTCTTGGCATATATCTTGTGGCTCTGATTTTGTATTTGATGACTTTGTTTAATTAGTGGGGCACAAAGGTCGGGTGAGCGGTGGCATCCGACTTCTCCTCGCAGTGGCATTGCTGCATAAAGAATGGATGAGATGAAGTACGTTCCCCACGACTAGGTATTGTTGTGGTTCCTAGTGAATTGGCGTCAATCTCATCAACCACCGCATTCAGTTTTGGGGTACGGCCTTTCAGTAATGGTGGGCCTCAACCGGATGCTCGGAACAGGCTAACCCTGTTGCCCTGCCCCACTTTTTATTCGCGTGTTGTGGACACCCACTTCGCGCTTTTTCGCATGAAGGGACGAAACATGAGTAACAGATTTACAGTAGCAGATTTCCAAGCCGAGATAGCGCACACGATGCAGAAGCCTTTTCTGCGGATCAAAGGTGTGACGCTTCCCACCAAGCCGCTCTTAAAAAGAATGGTAAACGATGCAGCACCCGCTGCGGCTAGTCAGTTATTGAACAGTGTTGTTTATGAAGTATCGGAAGACGTGGTTCTAGATACGATAGCCAAAATCGAAAAAAGCACTCGTAGGCAGTTGGTCACTACTTTTTGGGAAGCAAGAATCCCACACGAGGAGATGTTTATAGCGTGGGAAATACCTAAGCCCGACAACATGAAGGATGAGGGTCAGCAAGTATTTGAAGGCTGGCTGATAACCAAAGTGCGAAGAGAGCACGCTCTCGCTATACGTGTCGATATTCCAGTAGAAACACCAGAGACGTTTTACCGTTATCAGTACTACGTTGGTGAAGCGGGTGCAGGTGACAAGAGATTAGCGATTACTCATGTTCCCATATCTATCGCTAATGCAGGTTACTCCGATGACGCACAAGATGAACCGTGGGCAGTTTATGAAACTGAATATGGCACCGGCATGAAAGACCAAGCAGGACTAACGCTCTTTGAGGTATTGAAACGTCTTGTTGCTATCCCGAAGTACGGTTTTATTGATCCTATGACGGGTGAGGCCCAAGTAGATTACAACGAATGGGCGCACGCTATAAATTCTGATGAACAACGTATGCTTAATCAAATCTCTACTATGCCAACCAATTTTCCAGAGGGCGACTTTGACCCTTATCATGGCGCTCTTAGGTTCATGCAGGGTGCTATTGAAGAAGAAAACCCTTATGCGATAACGATGATTAAGTCTTTTCCGAAACTCTTGGGGTTTATAGCCGCACAAAATTTTAACTGGGTATTCACAGAACCTGTATCTCGCGGCAAACATACAAAGAACATTAGTAGTCGGATGCAACCTCGCAATCGCCACTACAAACTTGAAATCAAACTACCCAAAGAGAAACAAGTTATAGAAGGTAAGCAGGCCAAACGCACTCGTGAGTTTGGTAATGCACTGCATGAGGTGAAAGGTCATAAGAGAGAGTACAAAAATGGGCGAGTGATATGGATTGACGCGCACCAACGCGGCGATGCGAAGTACGGCATCGTCACCAAAGACTACGTGTTAACGAAAGATAAGAAGGGTGGTAAATGATATTGAATACAAATAAACACATAGACGATTTTGAGAATAAAAAAGACGCCGTTCAGTATGCTTTTGAAGTGTCGATGGTGGCCGCATCATGCGACAAAAAACCCGAAGACCTCACGGATATAGACATTGCTAGGGTCAGAAGAAAACTGAAAAAGCGCGGCATGGATCTGTCTATGGGGTTGTGGAAATGAAAGTCATAGACAACAAGGCGCTTTTACTACGTTTACGTGATCCGTCAAAAGTCACAGATGTAATACCAAAGAGTAAGGAGTTATCAGGTAATCGTGTAGTCGTTAACTGGGGTGTAGACGAGGCCCACGTACTCAAGAATCTCGACATTCACGCACCGTCGCCCATCGAAGGCAAGTATAAGTGGACGGGTAAACACCAACCATTCAAACACCAAAAAACTACAGCAGGGTTTCTGACACTCAACAAACGTGCGTTCTGCTTCAACGAACAGGGTACAGGCAAAACCGCCAGTGCTATCTGGGCAGCAGATTTTTTGATGAACCAAGGGCGCATCAATCGTGTTCTTGTGGTCTGCCCCCTGTCGATCATGGATTCCGCATGGCGCGAAGACCTGTTTACTTTTGCTATGCACCGCAAGGTGGACGTGGCTTACGGTACAGCAAAGAAGCGAGCGCAGATAATAGAGAGTGATGCAGAGTTTGTCATAATAAATTATGACGGTGTGGCAATCGCATCCGAAGCTATCGCCAACGGTGGGTTTGATCTGGTCATCGTGGACGAAGCAACTCATTACAAGAATGCACAGACTGACCGCTGGAAAACACTTAACAGTTTGCTCGGCCCTGACAAGTGGCTATGGATGATGACTGGCACTCCCGCTGCACAGAGTCCACTGGACGCATACGGTCTGGCTAAACTTGTTAACCCGAAAGCGGTGCCACGCTTCTTTGGCTCTTTCCGTGACCAGACCATGATAAAGGTCACAAACTTCAAATGGGTGCCCAAGCCCGATGCCACAGAAACAGTTTTCAACGCACTGCAACCAGCGATACGGTTCACCAAGGAAGAGTGTCTTGATCTACCTGACATCATCTACACAACTCGTGACGTGCCACTCAGCCGTCAGCAGGATAAATACTACAAAGAACTGAAGAACCGCATGGTCATGGAGGCTGCGGAAGAAACGGTGACAGCAGCAACAGCGGCGGTGAACATGAATAAGCTGTTACAGATAAGCTCTGGCGCGGTGTATACCGACGACAACGAGGTGGTGGAGTTTGACATCAAGCACAGATACAAGGTTCTGCGCGAGGTGATTGACGAATCCAGCAAGAAAGTTCTCGTGTTCGTACCGTTCAAGCACACGATCACACTGCTTGCTGAGAAGCTACGTAAAGACAAGATACCTACGGAGGTCATCAGCGGAGCAGTCAAGGCTAGTGATCGCACCCGCATCTTCAAAGAGTTCCAAGAAACAGATACTCCACGAGTGCTGGTCATCCAACCGCAAGCGGCAGCACACGGCGTAACGCTGACCGCTGCCAACACAATCGTATGGTGGGGGCCGACAAGCTCTGTCGAAACTTATGCACAGGCGAATGCTCGTATCCATAGAACGGGTCAGGATCACAAGTGCACCGTCGTACAGTTACGAGGATCGCACATAGAAAAGCGCGTATACGCACTTCTAGATAACAAAATAGACACACATACAAAAATTATAGATCTTTACCAAGAAATACTTGATTAAGTTACTAGCTGTAACTATATTGCATTTCTCGGCAATGGAAGGACAAAACATGGCTGATGCGAAATACGTAGACGGTGTGCCTCTACCAAAACTGACTCAGGCTTACCTGAATTTGAAAGCGGCTAGAGACGAACTGTCTGCGGAATACAAAAAGGCTGACGAAAAACTTGTCAACAAGCAAAACAAAATCAAGAGCGCGTTGCTCAGTTACCTTAAAGAAAACGACATCAAAAGCGTCAAGACCGATGCTGGTACGTTTTACCGTACCGTTAAGCAGAAGTATTGGACTTCTGATTGGGAATCTATGCACCAATTTATCTTGGAGCATGAGGTGCCAGAGTTTCTTGAAAAGCGTTTACACCAAGGAGCGGTTAAGCAGTTTCTCGAAGAGAATCCTGAATTACTGCCGAAGGGACTAAACGTGGATTCTGAGTATGCGCTAACGATAAGGAAGGCGTGATGGAGCAATTAGTTCCGATTGAAGATGTTGCGAAACATTTTGGTGTGTCATTATCCACTGCCCGTAAATGGGTGAGGGATGGGGTCATACCGAAAAACACGTACATAAAAATAGGGCATACCCAAAGATTCGCTTTGGCAACGATTGCAGAAACTCTGTTAAAGGGTGAAGCAGTGACTGATGAATCTGAAACGGAGGGGTTTGACCCCACTAGTTTCGATCCTGATGAAGACGTGTAGTGCGTCGAGTCAGTTTACAGGGTAACAAGTTTACTGGGTTAGATCACCAACCGGACGGCACGGTAGCAGACGTGATTATTGTAAACGCAGCGGCAGTATCGCGCTCGTATTACAAAGGCAGTTACGATCCGAACGCTAGACGTTTGCCGACGTGTTGGTCGAAAGACACTCAGAGACCAGCTCCCGAAGTGCCAGATAACCAAAAGCAGAGTGCGCGTTGTATGGACTGCACGCACAACATAAGAGGTTCTGGCGAAGGTGGGGGCAGGGCTTGTCGGTTTGGGCAGCGTTTAGCAATCGTTGAAGAACGAGCGTTAAAAACGGTCTATCAATTGCAAGTCCCTGCCTCTTCGATATTTGGCAAAGCAGCAGGTAAGAGTTCGATGCCCTTGCAGGCTTATGCCAAGTTTTTGTCTGGGCATGGAACACCCAGCGCAGCGGTGGTAACAAGAATAAGTTTTGATGCGGCTAGTGTCGTGCCAAAGCTGTTCTTCTACCCCCAGAGACCATTAGAAGAGCAAGAGCTTATTTTAGTGAGAGAGATGGTGGACAGTGACGAAACATTAGAAGCAATTGCTTTTGACGTTACGCCACATAATCGTGAAGGTTCGCCCTTCACTGCTACTGAAGGGTTTACGATAGCCAACTAGGAGACCAAAATGGCTGATGATTATAAGTATTACACAATAGAGAATGTCGAGGCTCTATATCCAAAACTCGACGCTACGTACAAGTTTGACCAGACTGCGAATGGCGGCAAGGGTGCCTCTGTTAAATGTGATCCGTTGGATGACAATGCCGCATATGAAATATCTTTTGTCATGGATGCAACGAAAGCCAAGACTTTGCACAAGGCAATGAGGCTGGCTTACCAAGCTGGGAAAAAAGATGGTTGGCCTGATAAGTTTCCTAACCCGCTGAAAAAACAGGAAGATGGTCGTTGGGTAGGTAAGGCCAGACTGAAAGGCGCATACGGCAGCGATAAAACAACCGTACTGCAAGTCGATGCCAAAAATAACAAGCTGCCGTCAGATTTTCAGCTAACCACAGGTAGTACCGTAAACGTGGCGTTCACGTTTGTACCATACGCTATCAACGGTTATGGCGTTAGTTTGAGGCTTAGTGCTGTGCAAGTCATCGACTACAAGCCTTTAGCGGCACGTTCGCCTTTCGGCGTCGTAGATGGGGGCTTTGTAGCGCAACCTGATAACCCGTTTACAGATACAACTCGTAGCACGATTGATGAGCCTGAAGATGACAGCGATGACATTTTCGGTGATGAGCCAGACACCTCTGAGATAGAGGAACCAAAAAAGGTCGTAAAGAAATCTACTCCCGCACCCAAGGAAGATGACGACGATCTGAGTGCCATTGTTGAGGATTGGGATGACTAAACCTTAGCAATCACTCCGCTGTGACTAGGGGTTCTAGTTTCCCCCGAAAAAGATGCGCCGACATCTCTGTCACAGCGTACCCTCGGCACTGGGTGCAAAAATGAACACGATAGAATTTTTACGTTGGGTGCTACCACCCGAAGGGGCATACGTCGCCTTTATACATAGCTCGATAGCAGGTAGGCACCGGCAAGTATATTTTGATTCGCTAGAAGAACTAGCGGAAGCCGCTGAGTATTACGATCAAGAGGGTTGTGACGTTTACTTTGCGATGGGTAACTTCAAAGAGAAGGGGACTCGTCGGGCAGAGGATGTTAGCCACATAAGATCTTTCTTTCTTGATTTAGATTGTGGTGAGGACAAGGCGGATACTGGCAAAGGTTTTGCCACACAGGGAGAGGCGATACGCAAACTACAAGACTTCTGCGTATCACTAAAATTACCAAAACCTCTTATAGTGAACTCAGGTCGTGGACTCCACGTCTACTGGGTGTTAAACGAGCCGGTGCCAGTAGAAGAGTGGAAGCCGGTAGCTGAACAGTTCAAACGTAAGTGCAAAGAGTTTGGATTAGAAATAGATCCTGCTGTCCCATCAGATGCTGCGCGGGTTCTACGGGTGGTTGGAACACGCAACCACAAACCCGATATTCCTGCGCCGGTAGAGCCTGTAAATAAAATACCCGACAAAATTAACTTTGATTTTTTCGGCAGCAAGGTGGGCATAGACACACTCACGCTGCCACAAAAGCGCGTGGCAGAAGAGGGGCCATCTAACCTACGCGAAGCTATCATCCAGAACCTCAAATACAACTTCAAAGATATTCTTTTGAAGTCATCTAACAACAAAGGCTGCAAGCAGCTTGCACGCATAATTAAGGGTCAAGCAGAGGCGAGTGAGCCGATGTGGAGAGCAGGGTTGTCCATCGCTAAGTTCTGTGAAGATGGTGACAAAGCTGCACAAAAAATATCTGAGAAGCACCCTGAGTACACGCCAGAGCTAACGCTCAAGAAGTTGGATCTAATTAAAGGCCCATACCGTTGCACTACATTCGATGAAAATGAAGGTGGCATATGCCCCGACTGCCCACACTGGGGCAAGATCAGTTCGCCGATTGCACTGGGGCGCAGGGTGTCAGAAGCAGAGATCAACGAAGACGGTACATATGCAAATGACTTTGGGGATCAGCAACTACAAACAGGTCATGCCACGCTGATAGAAAAGTTGGCATGTCAGGACGTTTCTACACAACACGTTATACCGTTATATCCTCGCCCATACTTTCGTGGATCTAACGGCGGTGTGTACGTCAGGAACATCAGCCAAGACGGAGAAGTCGATGAGCATGTTATCTATCATCACGATGTATACGTGACGCAACGCATACTAGATGTAGAAGCAGGTGAGACCGTGGTTTGTAGAATACACCTGCCGAAAGACGGTGTGCGAGAGTTCACGATGCCGCTTACAGCAATGACTTCTCGTGAAGAGTTCCGTAAGAATATGGCGATGCAGGGCGTTGCCGTCCCACGAATAGACGACTTGATGCAATATATGATTACTTGGGTAAACGAGTTACAGACAACTTCTACAGCGGACACCGCGCATCGACAGTTTGGTTGGGCTGATGAAACCATGAGCGCGTTCATCGTGGGCGATAAAGAAATACACGCAGATTATATTCAACATAACCCCCCATCCACATCTACCGCCGCTTACATCTCGTACTTTCAACCGAAGGGCACGTTGGATGAGTGGAGGAAAATGGCTAATTTCTACAACACTAGGCCAGAGTTACGGATGCACCAGTATGTTGTATGCACGGCATTCGGTTCTCCTTTGATGAATTTCTTACCTCAAAATGCTTGCGCGTTGCATGTACATAACAACCTGAGTGGGACTGGTAAAACCGCAGCTATACGGGTAGCAGCCTCGGTATGGGGGGCTGAAAAGGG